CTATCATTTTAAAAGCACGACAGCTTGGGATTTCTACGATTGTTGCTGCTTATATTGCGTGGCTGATCCTTTTTCATCGCGACAAAAATGCTCTTGTTGTTGCAACAAAATTAAGCACAGCAGCAAATTTGGTTCGAAAAGTCAAAGGAATTATTAAACACTTGCCAGATTGGCTAAATCTTGCCAATATTGATGTTGACAATAAAAATTCATTTGAATTAAGTAACGGATCACAAGTTAAGGCTTCATCCACTTCTGGCGATGCGGGCCGTTCAGAAGCTTTATCTTTATTAGTTATTGATGAGGCCGCGCACATAGAAAATCTTGATGAATTATGGACTGGCCTTTATCCTACAATTTCTACGGGTGGTCGATGTGTTGCATTATCAACACCAAATGGTGTTGGTGACTGGTTTCATGAAACATATGTAAAAGCCGAATCGGGCCAAAATGAATTTTTTCCTGTAAAGCTTTATTGGGATGAGCACCCCGAGAGAGATCAAGCGTGGTTTGAGACAGAAACAAAAAATATGAGCAAACGACAAATTGCTCAAGAGTATGGATGTAATTTTAACACTTCAGGCGAAACCGTGATGGATGGGGACGATATACAAAGGCTAAAAGAAAAAATAATAGACCCAAAATATAGAACTGGCATTGATAGAAACTATTGGATATGGGAAGAATTCAAACCTGAAAATACTTATCTTCTAGTTGCAGATGTTTCACGAGGAGACGGTGCTGACTTTTCTGTTTTTCATATTTTTAAGTTAGAAACCATGGAAATAATTGCTGAATACCAAGGGAAAGTTACACCCGATTTATTTTCTGATATAATTTTTAATGCTGGCCGTGAATACGGAAATGCAATGGCTGTAGTAGAAAATAACAGTGTTGGTTTTGCAGTGTTAGATAAATTGAAAGATAAGAACTATCCTAATATATATTACTCTATTAAATCTACTCACGAATATATTGATCAATATCAAGGCGAAACTCATTCTTCTGCAATTGCTGGTTTTACAACTTCATTAAAAACTCGACCTTTGATTGTCGCGAAGTTTGAAGAGTATATAAGAAACAAAATGTTAACTATTTATTCTAGAAGGCTAATTAATGAATTAGACACTTTTATTTGGAGAAATGGTAAACCAGAAGCGCAAAGAGGATATAACGATGATTTAATTATGGCGTGTGCAATTGGTTGTTGGGTACGTGATACGGCTTTAATTGAAAATCAACGAGATCTAGAGTATAAAAAAGCATTTATAAATTGTATAATAACTAATACAACTGAATTAAACACTCATATACCTGGAATGCAGAAGCCAAATCAAACTGAATTATTTGAAAAAGCAATTGATGAAAAAAATAAAATGAAGGAATTTCTTTGGTTATTAAAAGGATAGAATAGATGGACCCAAAAAATATAAAAAATACAAAAAACCCCAGGAATCCGGATTCAACGTTATACAGAAGATTAACTAAATTATTTTCCGGACCTTTAATTAATTATCGTTCCCAAAATACTCGCCAATTGCGCCGCCGACGCCTAGACAAATATGCTAAAACATTTAAAGATGTTGCAGGTCAAAAATTTGAAAGATTAGGCTATAATCGAGATTACAAAGATATGCAGACTTTGATCAGATGGAATACACTCCAGAAATTGCTTCTGCATTAGATATTTATGCAGATGAAATGACAACTCACACTGGTATTAAAAAATTACTCCTAGTTGAATCTCACGATGAAGAAATAAAAGGTATATTAGATACGTTGTTTTATAATGTTTTAAATGTTGAATTTAATTTATTTGGCTGGTGTCGTACTATGTGTAAATATGGTGATTTTTATTTATATTTAGACGTTGATGCGGAAGTTGGAATAAAACAAGTTATCGGACTTCCTAGTACTGAAGTCGAGAGGCTAGAGGGAGAGGATAAAACTAATCCAAATTATGTACAATTTCAATGGAATTCTGGAGGTGTTACATTTGAAAATTGGCAGCTTGGGCACTTTAGAATTTTAGGAAATGATAAATTTGCTCCGTATGGTACATCGGTTTTAGATTCTGCTAGGAGAATTTGGCGACAACTTATTCTTTTAGAAGATGCGATGATGGCATATCGTATTGTACGTGCTCCATCGCGCAGAGTTTTTAAAATTGATGTTGGAAATATTCCCCCACAAGATGTCGAACAATATATGCAACGTGTTATAACTTCTATGAAAAGAAACCAAGTTGTAGATCCAGACACTGGGCGTGTAGACTTACGTTATAATCCATTAAGTGTTGAAGAAGATTACTTTATTCCTATGCGCGGAGGCGTCGGTACAACAATTGAAAATTTACAGGGAGGAACTTATACTGGTGATATTGAAGATGTTAAATATCTAAGAGACAAACTGTTTGCAGCACTTAAAGTACCAGCATCTTATTTATCGCGCGCAGAAGGAAGTGACGAAGACAAAGCCACATTGGCACAAAAAGACATTCGTTTTGCCAGAACAATTATGCGCCTTCAAAGGTCTGTTACTGCTGAACTAGAAAAAATTGGTATTATTCATCTCTATACTATAGGATATCGCGGCGATGATTTGTTGTCGTTTAAACTGAAGTTGAATAATCCATCTAAAATATCAGAGCTTCAAGAATTAGAACATTGGAATACCAAGTTTAGTGTTGCGGCACAAGCAACAGAAGGGTTTTTCAGTAAGCGCTGGGTTGCAAGACACTTATTTGATCTCTCTGAAGAAGAGTTCTTGCGAAATCAGAGAGAATTATACTATGATAAATATTTTGTACAATCAATCGAAATGATTGGTCAAGAAGCCATGGCTGCCGGGGGCGCCCCTGGAGCAGGCGGGATGGCCGCCCTCGGAGGAGAAATCGGCGCCGCCCCAGGTGGAGAAATGGGCCCTGAAATGGGAGGCCCGGAAGGTGAAGAGATGGGCCCTGAAATGGAAGGCCCAGAAGAAGCTGGCGGTGAGGCGCCGCCAGCGGAAGGAGAAACCGCTCTTCTTGCTGCCCCTGGAAAAAGAGATGATGAGGCGTGGGTGAAGGCCGCAGTTAAAAGAAACGCTTTCGGTGGAATTGAAAAAACTAAATCAGAAAAATCAAAAGGATGGTATGAACCGGTCACTGCGGATCAAAGGCAAAGAGGCGCTAGAAAAAGAAATATGCAAGCAAAAGATGCACATGAATTTGCTAAACAACCCAAAAGACAACTAAAAATGAACTTACCAGATGGCGCCCAAGAATTGTTAGGACTGGGGAAGGGTATTTATGAACAAAAAGAAACTAATTATAATAATGAAGAACGCAAATTATTTGAAGCAAACCATAATATAAGAGCCTTAATAGAAGAATTGGAGCATAAGGATGATGTCAAAACACAATAAAAAGAGAAATACTGCTTTTCTTTATGAGGTTTTAGTACGTGAAGTAGTAAAACGAACTTTGAATAAAGACGCTAAAGAACGAAATAAAGTTATTACCACTTTAAAAAAATCTTTTAAAAACACGGCAGAGATTGGTAAAGAACTTAGACTCTTTAAAACACTGTTAGAAACAAATGGGGTTTCAAATAGAGTTGGTGAAAAACTTATTCAAGAAACCAAAAAAGCATATAGCAAATTAGATAAAAAAAAGATTTTTCAAGAGCAGAGCGCTCTTATTAAAAAAATAAATAAAGAGATTTCAAAAGGTGTATTTTCAAATTTTGTTCCAAACTACAGAGACTTAGCAACTCTTTCTCAAATATTTGGTGAAGACGTTAATGTCAAGAAGAGAGTCATGTTAGAAGAATCGATTTTAAGAAAAATTACCTTCAACGAAGCTTTGGCCGCAAAAAGTGATAAAATAACTAATTTGGTGGTAAACAAGTTTATTGAAAAATTTAATAAAAAATATGACCAAAAACTATTTGAGAATCAAAAAATATTACTCAATAAATTTATATTATCTTTCGTAGACAACGGTATTGATTTCAAAGTATTTTTAAATGAAGAGATCGAAAATTTAAAAAATACCATTAATAAATCTTTTAAGTTGGAAGAACTTAAAAACGATGAAAAAATGAGCGCAAGGATGCGAGAAGTTCAAAGTTTTTTAGAAGATCATAACAAAGAGCCAATCAATGAAACATCTTTGCAACGGCTTTTAAAAATACAAGCATTAGCAGTAGAGACACAAATTTAATGGCAGATTTTAATGTAAATATTGAGGGCCCCGATGCTAAAACTATAGCTGAAGTACCTCCTTCAACTAGTTTTAAGGTTACGGTTGAAAATCCAATTGCTGCAAAAGTGAAGCTTAAAGCACGTAAGACACTTGATGGCAATATATTAATAATGGACCACCCAGAGATTGATATTGTTTTATCTCCTAAAAATAATAAAGTTTTAGCACTATCAAAAGATCAATATGGTGATCATGTCTACGCTACTCAATCTAGATTATTTGAATACTTGACCAAAAATGGAGTTATTGATCCGTCTTCGATACATGGCGGCAATATATATGGATCTTTAGAAGCTCTTATGTTAGAAAGCGTAGAATCAGAAAAAGTAGATTCGCTTCAGATGACTTTATATTCTATTGTTTCATTTTTATTGGAAGAAAAACCACACTATAGGGCAGTAAAAGAATATGAACTTGAAGTAGAAAAAGATTTACTCGATCCAAGCGAAAAAGATTCTACTGAATTGGGTACAGTACCACACGACCGACGCAAAGGCACCCTTAATCAATATAGTGGAATGGGCACTTATGGCCTCTTCGGTACGACTGGATACTAATAAGAGATTTAAATGGAATTAATATATTTTATTCTCGCTGCATATGGTTTAACTCAAATTTTAATATTTGGTTCAATATTTAATAAAATTCGACCTTCTAAAAATTGGCTATATGGTTTTGGAAAATTATTTTATTGCCCAATGTGTATGGGCTTCTGGGTAGGTATATTTTTATTCGGAATTAATAAATATACTGAACTATTTACATACGAACATAACTTGGCTAATATGCTTATACTAGGATGTTTAAGCTCTGGTACTAGCTATTTATTAAGTGTTTTAATAAACGACTTTGGGTTTAAAATAACTCATAAAAATGAGGGTGAGTGTCATGTTGACTAAAAGGTGGAAATTACAACCAGTTCGTCGTTGTTGCAGCGGCTCTAATACCGCGCGGCTTGAGGCCGCGTAAGGAAAAAAAATGTCTAAATTACTTTTACGAGAGTTTTTTGAATTAGAATGCGACGATCGAGGATGTCAGGATCTTTTAACCGAAGGCGAGAAAAAATTAATGAATAGCGGTGCACTAATTTTTCCTGCAAAGTTACAAGAAGCAGATGCTGTAAATGGCAATGGACGAATATACCCTCATGATGTATTATTGCGAGAAGTTAAAAATTATATGAAACTTGTTGAAGAAGGCCGTGCCATTGGAGAATGTGACCATCCAGATGAAAGTGTAATTAATCTTAGAAATGCTTCTCATATGGTTAGTAGACTTTGGTGGGACGGTAAAAATCTTCTTGGAACCATTAAAGTCTTGAGTACTCCATCAGGAAATATTTTAAGAGGATTATATGAAAGCGGTGTTAAATTTGGTTTTTCATCACGTGCTTTAGGAAGCTTACAAGAGGGTAACGGTGGATCTCAAGTAGTACAAGAAGATCTTCAATTGATTTGCTTTGATGCGGTTTCTGAACCTTCTGCTCCTGGTGCTTATATTATGCGTGAAAATCTTGAAAAAAAATTGAATCATTTTTTTACAAAGGGCGATAGAATTAACCGTGCTTTGAACAACATTTTTTAAGGTGAAAATGAAAAAATCAGAATTAAAAGAAATATTAAAACCTTTAATAAAACAGTGTGTTAAAGAAACACTTTTAGAAGAAGGTATATTATCCAATATTGTTTCAGAAGTTGCAAGGGGTCTTTCCCCCT